CACGGACGAGGTGCTAGAGGCTTTGGGGGCTGATGTGGTCTTTGAAGGCCCACAAGCCACCGGAGGTACTGTTTATCAGTTCTCCATGCGTCAAGGCGTGGAGCAGGTGGATGGCAAGTGGTACACCAAGCACGTTCTTGGGCCGATCTTTAACGACACCACAGACGAAGAAGGCAACGTTACCACTGCCGCAGAGCACGAGGCCGCCTACAAGGCTCAGAAGGATGCCGAGCAGTCTAAGGCAGTTCGTGATGATCGCAACAAGCGTCTTGCTGACTGTGACTGGACTCAGGTGGCGGATGCTCCTGTAGACAAAGCAGCTTGGGCAGCACATCGTCAGGCTTTGCGTGACGTAACTGCTCAGGAGGGCTTTCCTTGGAATGTTCAGTGGCCTACAGAGCCTGGATCAGCCGGTTAATAGGAGAAATTAATGTCTAAAACCAAAATACTTGCTGATACCGTAAGTAACGGCAACGTACTTGCTGATGGTGCAATCAATGCGTCTGAAATTGGCACAGGTACTTTAGCAGTTGCTAATGGCGGTACTGGTGCAACTACATTAACAGGGGTTGTTAAAGCCAGCGGAACTTCAGCATTTACCGCAGGAAATGTTAGTTTAACTTCAGAAGTTACTGGAACACTTCCTGTTGCTAGTGGCGGTACTGGAGCGACTTCGCTCACGGCCAACAACGTCCTGCTCGGTAACGGAACCTCTGCTGTGCAGGTGGTTGCGCCGGGTAGCAGTGGGAATGTCCTGACCTCAAACGGAACGACGTGGACGAGTTCAGCGTTGCCGAGTTCTGGCTCTAAGACGTGGACTGCATTCACTTCTTCCGGCAGCTACACCGTTCCCGCCGGGATAACCTCTATCCGCGTCTATGCATTTGGTAAAGGGGGTGATGGTGGAAGCTACAACAATTCTTCATATAGCCGCGGCGGCGCGGGCGGCGGTTGTGCGTACGGAGATATCGCGGTAACTCCCGGCCAAACCGTGACTATCACAATTTCTTCTGGGGTGGCTACCGTTGTTTATGGCGGCACTACCATGTTGACCGCAAATCCGGGGCAGAACGGTGGTGATTACACCAATCCTGCTGGTGGAACTGCTTCAAAGCACGCGTCTGTCACGAATGGGGGCGCTTACAGCGGGGGCAATGGAACGACTGCGCCTACGGGCGGCGGCGCGTCAAGCGGATCGCCACTTGGTCCAGGGTATAACGGCGGTGGCTATGCTGCCGGTGGGTCTGGATGGGGAGGATCAGGCGGCGGCGGCTCTACCAGCTATGGCGGTGGGGGCGGCGGTGGCGCAGGAGGTGCGGGGTCTTCCGCCGGTGTGCAGCAAAGCGTTTACCAATATGTAGGTGCCGGTGGAGGTTCATTAAACGCAGCGACTCTTTATAGAGGCGGTCAAAGTAGAGACATCATCAATGCTTTTACTGATCCGCTGCTTTCTTTCTGTACTTCACCCGGTGCCTCTACCCTACTGGTTGTAAGTAACTATAGGAATTCTCCGGCTTTTTCAGCCGGCCCCGGTGGCGGCGGATCAGGCGGTGGGCCTATAGGGAATAGCTACGCCTATTTGTACGGTGGCCATGGTGGATTTGGAGGGGGTGGTGGTGGCGTCACCACAGATACAGCATCAAATCTTTACGTTTATGGCGGCAATGGTGGGTTTGGCGGTGGCGGTGGCGCGGCAACTGCTAGTTCACAACCCGCAGACGCCTATGGTGGCAACGGTGGATATGGCGGCGGCGGCGGTGCTTCCTTTTGGACAGCAGGAACCGGCGGCCCTGCCATTGTTCTGATTTATGCATAAGGAGCAGATCATGGCGTGGGCTTATGTTGAAAACGGCGTCATTATCGACCGGGTGCGCGTTCCTCCAGCAAACGTGTTTACTGCCGAATATGCCGCAAAATTTATTGAAGCTCCAGACGGTGTAGAGCACAACTGGACATATAACGGCGTCGAATTTGTTCCGCCTTCGTTGCCGTCTTCTGAAGAACTAAAGGCGCAAGAAATAGCGGTAATTCGCGCTAGACGTGATGCCGAGCTTGCTGCAACCGACTGGACTCAAGCCGTCGATGTCCCGCAGGCAACCAAAGACAAGTGGGCGCCCTATCGTCAGGCGCTGCGCGATGTCCCTCAACAAGCGGGCTTCCCCGACAACATTCAGTGGCCTGAAAAGCCCTAAGGAGATGTTGTGATTGATCCAGTGACAGCCTTCGGAGTAGCTGTTACGGCATTCAATACCGTACAGAAGCTGGTGAAGGCTGGCAAAGAAATAGAAAGTGTAGCGGGACAGCTTGGTAAATGGTACTCGGCTGTTCAATCTTTTAACGAAAGTGCTGCCAAAAAAGAACAAGACCTCAAGAAAGGCAAGTTTCTTGGTAAAGGATCAATTGAGCAGGAAGCATTAGACATCGTAATGCACCGTGAGCGACTAAAGAAGATGGAGTATGAACTCTATATTCTTATCGCTGGTGTGTACGGACAGGAAGCCTATCAGTCAATGATGGCTGAACGTACTAAGATCAAAAGACAGCGAGAGCAAGCAGCAAAGATTGCAAAACGTCGGAAACAAGAGATGATTACCAACGGTTTGTATTTGTTTGCTATTGCTTTCCTTCTTGTGCTCTGTTACCACATGTACGAATACTTAGCGAGGAACATATGATGAAGAAGCCCAGTAAAGTTGAGAAAGTTATGAAAGAGTATAAGGAAGGTACCTTACATAGCGGCAAGAAAGGCCCAGTTGTAAAGAGCCGTAAGCAGGCTGTAGCGATTGCCTTGTCAGAGGCTGGGATGTCCAAGAAGAAGGCTAAGAAGTAAAATGGATGCAGGCTTCAACGAGGACTTGAAACGAATAGAGACAAAAGTAGACAAACTAACTGATGCTGTCACTCGTCTGATCCTCGTTGAAGAGCGTCAGACTGCTCAAGGTGTTCGGATTGACGACCTTGAGGAAAAGACAGAAGAACTTGATAAGAGCATTACCAGAGTAGATCGTAAGGTTGAACGGTGGGTAAACATGGGCATGGGTGCTTGGGCTGTCGTAGCTACATTGTTTATGATCTTCCAGTTTGTTGTAAAAGCACAACACTAGTGCAGACACCTATTGACAAGTCTAAGAGAATCGTCTATAATGATTACTTATAAAGACACCAAGGAAAACTAATGGCAACAACTTATTTACAACTTGTTAACAATGTCCTTATAAGACTTAGGGAAACAGAAGTTTCATCTGTTGGTGATACTCCTTACAGTTCTTTGATTGGTGTCTTAATCAATGACGCAAAGCGTGAGATTGAAGACGCCTACTCATGGAATGCTTTAAGTCAAACAATTGTCGTACCTACTGTCTCTGGACAACAGGCATACACATTGACAGGTTCTGGTCAACGGTTTAAGGTTGACATGGTTATGAACGAGACTGAAGATGTCCCGATGTATCAGGTGTCTCCTGACTGGTTGGATACACAGTATTATCTCGCTGATGTCCAGAATGCTGCCCCGATCTACTATGCCTTTGACGGTGTAAGTAACGACGACAATGTTGTCCGTGTCTGGCCACAGCCTGATGCGGTCTATTCCCTCCGGTTTAATCTGAACATTCCTCAGACTGACCTGACTGCCAACGGTGACTTGGTTAAAGTCCCTCCTCACTTGGTGCAGATGTTAGCATACGCTAACGCTGTTGCTGAACGAGGTGAAGACGGTGGACAGTCTTTCAGTGAATTATATCAGAAGTATCGTCTTGCACTGTCAGACGCTATTGCTCTTGAAGCTAACCGGTACGATGAACAAGTAACCTGGACGAGTGTATAATGGTAGCAAAGCTGTTAACCACTTCTATCGCTGCTCCGGGTTTCTACGGCCTTAACACGCAGGACTCGGTGGTTTCACTTGAATCAGGCTTTGCTACTGTTGCTACGAATTGTGTGATTGACAAGTTTGGTCGTATCGGTGCTCGTAAAGGCTGGAGTCCTACGCATGCGACCAACACTGACTTAGGCTCAAATGCTGTCAAGGCTATCGGTGAGTTGATTGCTGCTGACGGCACTTCTTACACGA